GCGCCTCACTCAAATGATCGGCGCGTTTTTTATCGTCGGCTATGTCGCAACCCACAGCGCGCGAGTTTTATCATCATCTCCGGTCAAGTTCCTCGGCGATATCAGCTATCCATTCTATTTGATGCATATCCTCTCAATCATCCTGATCGAGCGGTTCATAACGTTAGCCGGAACAAAGTCGTTCACGGCATGGCTTGGCCTTTCGATCGCCGTCGTCGTCCTCACGGCATTGATGTCAATGATTATCCGAAGATTTGTCGAGATTCCCGGCATCCGGATGGGTTCGCGCAGCATCTCGCTTGCCAGTCTCCGGCTGAACTCATCTAGTCCAGAATTTCGACAGTAAAGCCGTTGCAAACAATGTCGTTCGCGCTAGCGGTGCCGTTCGTCCCTCTGAATTGCACTAGGATTGTCGATGTATCTGTTACATTAGATCCACCCTGAGTAGAGGTGAGAGCCTGACCGTTCACAAGACACTGACCTCTACACTCCTGAGTAGACGCTCCGGTAATTAGAACTTCACCTGAGATATTCCATGCTAGCGCGTTAAATGTGCCGACATGCACCGCGATCTGCGCCGACCCAAACACAAGTTCAAACGTCTTACTGTTCGCATTTGCAGCCGTCGTGCCGTAAGCACGGACGCGGACCTTCTGGCCTGGCTTCAAAGTGCTTGCAGGGATGGTGTACGACATCAAAGTGGTGGCTGTCGTGTTCGCGCCCGTGCCCGCCGAGCCGGTGTCGCGATACACCTCCTTGGACGTGACGCCATTGACAAGGCGTTGCCCGGTCGCGCTCGATGTGCCGATCTTGTTTTTGCCGAAAAGAACGACATCGCGGTACGACGACGCGCCAAGGTCGACATCATAGAACGCACCAGCAGACGAGTTGTTATTCAAGAAGTAAGAACCCGACACCGTGACATCCGTCGCCCCGGCAGCCACTACAAGGCCAGATTTGTACATTTCCGACACACGGACACCGTTGAAGTGAACATCGAACGCGGTGGCAGCGACATTGATGCCGGCGCCGCTGTTTAGTTGCAGATTGCCGAAAGTAACGTTCAGGTTCGAAGCGCGCACGACGAAGCCGGTAACATTCAGACCCGTGACCTTCGGCTGGTCGAATCCGACGTTATTTAAATAAACATAGGCCGGATAAATGCCGTCAGCCTGGAACATATCCATCCCGGTAGACGGGAATACGATGATTGCATTATTGACAAAGACACCTTGGCAGTCGCCCTCCAGCGTGAATCCGTTCCCTTGACCATCGAGAGATTGCGCATTCAGATTGCTGAAGTTGGCATTAACAACACGGTACAGTTCGAACCAGGACAGTGCGCCGCTCCACGCCGGGCCGCCCGTGCTCCATTGCACGACGTCATCCACATTGACGTTGAACAGGTAATGCGTGCTGTCCGCGCCGCGGAACAGGAACTCTCCTTTGCCGTTCTGGCGAATTCCCTTGATGCTGATGCCGCCAGTTTGCGCCGCCGTACTGCCGCCTACGAAAGCCGCGTTGTATTGCAGATTTTCCACGTAGAGGTTTGTTAGCGACGTAAAATATGGGGCCGTCTCCGAGACGCCGACGACGCCGGTTTTGCCGTTACTCTCAAGGTGCAGATCGCGGATCGCGAATTCACGGCCGTTCACTCCGATGACTGCGCCGGACAACGTTGCGATGACAACGCCGTTTGCATTCGGCAAAAGACGGGCTATGCCCACCCCCTCCCACGCGCCGCCATTGGCGCGGTTCACCGCAATCCCGCTCGTCAAATAGGCTCCAGGAGGGAAGACCAACACACCGCCGACCGAGGCCCGGTAAGTCTCAGCGGCCTGAATGGCCGCGGTGTCGTTTGCAACCCCGTTGCCGACAGCGCCGAAGTCCTTGACGCTGACGATCTCCCGCACCTTGTTCTGCCAAGTCCGGGTGACGGCACCAGTCCCGCTTTGCGAGAAGCCGGACCACGATGGATCGGCCCCAGCCCCATTTGTCTGAAGCAAATAACCAGCGGCCCCGGCTGGTAATCTCTGGTTCGTGGAGTTGCCTCGGAAAATCAGATCGCCCGAGGTCGTTGTTGGTGCAATACTGTCGAAGGACGCAGGAGCTATAGATCCGTTGATGAAATCAGTGAGAGAGACCCGGCCCCACACCTCCGTTTGAGGATTCCAGATTGCTACCTCAACGAAATTTGGGTCGAATGAGGCGCCGACCTCTTGGAGTTGCGAATAGTCGAGGTCGATCTTGTATGTAAGGCCATTCTTGGTAACGGCAGTACCAATGCCAGAGAGCAGGGCAGCCGGAATCTTGGTCCGGACCTTGAGTTTCAGCTTGTTAGACATCAATTGCCCTCAACAATCGCGACAGTCCCGATTATCAGGTCTGTGATAAATCCGTTGATTGTGACCTTGACGCCGCACTTGTAGGTGCCGGCGCAGAACTGGCGTAGGTCCGTGTCTTCGAATTGCCAATGGAAGCCGGGGCCGTCGATGACGACCCTTCCATCATCGAGGCTGCCAGTTAGGCGACGACATCCGTCCTGGTCTTTGATGTAGACGGAGATCGCGACGGTATAATCAGTGCTTGCGAGATCAATGGTGCTGCCGTCTTCGTCATCCACAAGCTCGACCGTATCGCTCAGCCAAGTGGCGCGGTTTGAGATGTCCGCCAACTGTCCTGTGAACATGGCGGCTACAACTTGATATAGGTCGTAACAAGAATTGTCGGCTGCACGACCGCAAACGGCGTGCTCGTCCCCCCCTGTGCCGCGCCGGTAAATGCGCCAGAACCAGTTGAGACAACCGTGCTGTTGCCTGAATTTGGAATTGGAATTGGGTTTCCACCAGCCTGCACATTGGCAGTGCCGACAAAGAACGTGTATTGGATCGTGGATAAAACCGACACGGAACCAACCGAACCGGACGGCGTATATGGAGGAAGGTTTGCGGTCAAAAGCGTTTTGCTTTCGCTGCCGCCAACCGCACCTAGAGTAGTGCCCCCTCCCCCGAAGTAGGTCGGCGTAAGACGAAAGGCGTCGACATTGCCCATATCCCCGAGGCCAGCGAGAACGCGATTTCGGCAATCCGGCAAAGTCAAGGTCTTGTTTGCCGCATAGTCAGCCGCAGCGCTTGCTCCGCGCCCACCGCTCACCGCAAGGTTTGCATCAGCCCCCCAGAGGAATGCGAACAGTGACGAGGTATCTGCGTTCGCGCGTTCGGTCGCGCCTGAAGTCGCTGATCCGATCGTTCTGCCGTTGCAGCGGACGAACCCGGTCACGACTCCGGTATTATATACGAGCTTGAAATCGCCTGTTGCGAGGATCGTCGTGGGATCGACCGTGCCGCCACCGCCGCCGCCACCCGACGGGCCAATGACCTGGATATTGTCAATTCCGCTCGCGCCATTCGGATAGGCTTGCGAAACACCGTTTTTATCGGTGATCCGGACCTTGATCAGGCCGTCTGCGAGGAAGAACTGAGGAAGGCGCCCTGATGCATCGCAGCGCATCGGATTGGGCAGCGCCAGCGTCAGCGCGGAGTCCTGAAAGGCACTCTGGGGCGTGCTGGTCTCGCCCGCCTTAAGGGTGTAAAAGAAGCAGTTCGCCAGCGGCTTCCCGAGGCTGTCGAATTGCTGCGACAGGCTGAAGGCGATCGTCCCGGCAGCAAAGGCCGGCGACGCGAGCGAAAGCAGCCCAGCGAGGAGCAAGAGGCGTTTGAGCATCAGAAATCCTGTGCTGTTGATTTATTGCGTGGTGGTGTTTCTACTGGCCTGGTGGCCGTGGAACTTGCTGCTGATCCTGTGCGGCACTCATGGAGGGCGCCTGCAAAGCCTTCATGAAGTCGATCACTGAGGCGTTAGAACCAAGTTGAGCCGTGTTCGCCAAGTTTCGTGAGGCCACCTGATAGGCCGCGATCGTCTGCGCGGAAGGACGGGTGGTTAGAGCGGCATATGTCCTTGCCCATTTGGCCGCGCTAGACGCAGTTGCAGGAGCAGCAAGTATCTTGGCCGCTACTGCTCCACCGACCGCGGCGGATAGCGTTGTAAGCGGAGCAGCAATAAAACCTGTTGCAAGAGCAAGTAGGTTGACGTTCTGGGCCGTCCCAGAGGGATTGCCAAACCTCTGGCCAACCTGCTTAAGCCGCTCCGAGATCGTCATGATGTCGTCGATCGCCTGACGCTGCGGACCGGCGTTGCCGAACAAGATCGCCTTCGCCTGGGGCGTATATGATTTCCATTGCGATGCGAAAACATCCGGCGAGAACTGACCCGTCCTCGGCGACACGCCGAGATTTCGAATGATGGAGCCAGCTAGATCCCCGCGATCCTTTACCGGGATGTTCCTGACGATATCGGCGAGGGTCTGCACGTCGGCCCGGCCGCCTGCCTTGGCGTAAGAGTCGATCGCGTTAAACAGCGCCTCATCCGTCTTGCCGCCCTTCCCGAGCACGGCATCGGCAAGTTCTTGCATCGGGCCAACACGGACAGGGGACGCACTCGGCTTGCTATTCTTGGCGGCCTCTTCGAGGGTTTCACGAGCCTGACCTCCCCGGCGCAGGGTATCGGCATAGGCCCGCATGACGCCCTGTTGCGCTGGTGTAAACAGGCGGTTGGCGACGTCCCGGCCGGAGCCGCCCAAGAATTCGTGGATGTCGTTGATGATCTTTGCAGGTGGCTTGGCCGTCGTCCCTTCCGTGGCCTGCGACAGCCTATTCCAGACACCCCCACGGATGGCCTGCAAAGCCTCTGGATCGCCGCCCGTAGCCTCGGCCAACCTCGTGAGCAGGCGAGAAGAAACGCCCTTGGCGCCCACCTTGGACGCCCCCACGATGTAGTTGGAGACTTCCTGTGGCGTCACCTCGCCCGTGACGATCCGGTTAATGATGCGGTCGGCGTCATCCCGCTCATTGAAGCCGAACCGTTGCCGCCACTCCGTATTCGCTGCGCGAGCCGCCCGATAAGCCTGGAGGGCTTCGTCACTGCCGGAAAACAGCGCCCTATCGAAAGCGTTTCCGATCCAGTCGTCATAGGCATTGATGATATGCCGGGCCGCGCGCTGGTCAGCGTTATTCGATGCGGCAGCACGGAGGGCGTTCAACCGCTTCCGGGTCTGTTCAAGACCCTGCATATTGACGGCGGCAACCTCATCAGGATTCGCAGTCGGCGCCACCCGATTAGGAATGCGGAGGGACGAGATATTATCGAGTTCCGTCACCATCCGAGAGGCTGCCGGCGTCAGCGTCGGATCGACGACAAGCCCCTGTTCGTCAAGGGACCGCGTTACATCGCCCCTAATGCCTCTGACAGCATTGGCATCGATTGCGCCGTCAGTGTTGGCGGCGACGCCATATAGCCGCTCCTTGGTCGCGTGCGCCTCACGCTCGCCCTGCCGCAGCCGGGCGATGAGGGTCTGCCCCATATCCTGCGGCGACATATCGCCAACAGCGCGCCTCGCGGTGTCTGCCGCGTTCGTTTCGGCCGCCCCGATCGCGTCGCGAGCACTGGTATGCGCCCGCTCCCAGTCGGCCAGAACCGCAGCATCGCTGCTATCGGCCGCAGCACGAGCTGCCTGGGCCTCCCGCTCTGCGCTTGTCCCAATGGTGCGCCCAATGCGACCGGCGACATTCGGGCCGCTGCCCGAGCCATATTGATCCGCTACGTTCTTAACCGCGCCGCCAAGGTCTTCGACAAGGCCCTGAGTTGCCTGCGGGATGGCATCGCCCACAATAGGAATGTTACGGATGCCCTGCCCCACCCGCTGTACGGCGATATTGTCGCTGGCAATAGCGTTTGGAACATTGATTGGTGCCCCGGTCGTATCTGCTAGGCGTTCGCCGGCCTGTACCACTTCGGGGGTTTTACCCACGTATAAACGTGCGTTGGGAGGCCCTACAGGAGCGCCACGCGACCCCAGCCCCGACATCGCCAGATCAACGTCGCCCTTGGCGGCTTCGTACATCTTCTGAGGGTCTGGATGCTGCGCCTGCCCGCCAAGGCTCTCAACAATCGGATTGACGATATTCTCACCAACGAAGCGCTCGCCTGCGGCCATCAGGTGACCACCAACAGAACGCGCCGTTCCAGTGATGGGGGACATCAAAACCTGACCAGCGCCCATGACCGCCTTGGGCAACGTCATGAGCCCTTCGACAACGCCGGTCTTTTCACCCCGTGATGTGAGCCCCTTGATGTTCTGCCAGCCCTCGGAGGCCGCATTTGCGATCTCGGAAGGAATATCCGTCACCGCATCGGTGATCGAGGGGCGAGCATTATCCCCCAAATGCTGTTGCAGCGCCGCAAGCGCGCCCTGCGCGTTATCGCCTTCAACCGTGTATGACTTGCCGTTCGGCGCGTCGATCGTGAATGAGGGCATCAGTTCTCTTTGATCGTATAGCCGTTGATGACGACCGGCTGTTTTGAGGCTGAACCTGGCTCGTCGCTCAAAATCGCCTTGCGTGTGCTCTCGCGGACTCGGCTGTCAAAGTTTTTCTTGCCGGTTGTTTCTTCATACTGCTTGCGAAGGCCCTTGAGCTGACCCGCCATAAGCGCCTTATAGCCGGTGATAACACCAGAGAGCTGTTCGGGAGACGCCGATGTCTTGAGGCCGGCCCGCAATTCTTCACGATCAGCTAGAGCGTTTTGCGAACCAACAACCGCCTTTGCAATTTCGCCTGATACAATGGGAACGAGCGCCTTAAAGTCCGTAGGCAACTCTGAGCCCGTTTGTTCTCGCCACTTGTTCCTAAGATCGTTTAGGATACGATAATTGCCATTTTTGAGCGCGTCGGCAGCACGCTGCAATGTATCGAGATGGTCAATGGCAACGTCAAACGAACGGACGATGTTGCCCTGCGGCCCGGTAGCAAAATCGCGAATAGCCTTGGCACGAGAGCCGAAGCTGTTCTGGTCATAGGTCGGATCGTACTGAGCAACGGCAGACAGAACCTGCTCCCGATGCCCCCCCTTGATCGAAGTAGTGCGCGGGTCAATCTCGTAGTCGGCGATTTTCTTAATGTATGCCTGCACATCTGCCGGCTGAGATTTCAACCAGTTTTCACGTCGTCCGGTTTGAGGATCGACCGCGGTAATGTCTACCGGCTGAGGGGGCTGAGGAGCTTGAGACTGAGCGGGCTGGCCCTGGAATCTCGCGGCGAAGTTCGCAGGCTGAGCGTCTGCGACCTGAACCGGAGGACGTTGGCCCGGCGCCCTTGGCGGGTCATATAGACCGCTCGCAACGCCCTCAGCATCTCCCACGACCCTTGAAGTTGACGGCACAGGTGCGCCTGGCTGCGCGATCGCATTAGGGTCTACGACCGTGTATCCGCCGCCGGGCTGCTTGACCAAGAATTTAGAGCCGCCAAGCGTCTGAAACTCGATTGGTTTGCCGCCGCCAACCTGAGCCTCGGCTTCCGCTCTGGCTTTTGCGACCGCGCCCAAATAGGCCGGATCAGCCGGGCCGCCGACGAGCGGAACAGCTTTATCTCCATTCCGAACGAATCCCGTTGGCGTCGGATCGTCGGCTCTGTCTGCGGCTCGCTTCTGCAACTCGAAAGACTGGTTCCAGTGCTGATCCGTTACGCCCTCTCGCTGATACGTATGGGCACGATCAGCCGCAGTCTGCGCCAGTGTCAGGAACTTCAGCGCGCCGTCCTGATCACCTGCGGCGCCAAGCCGCTGCGCAACACCAATGGCCTGCTTGCCATAGTCTGGGGAATTCGGGTCGAGAGCAGTAAACGTCGAGAACGCCTCTTTCCGCGCATTCGTCACCTGCTGCGCCTTGATAGTATCGCCCAAGCCGGACAGCATCGAATAGAAATCAACAGCCGGCGGCCCTTGAAACCCGTTCGCCATTAGTTATTTCCCACCAAAGCCGCCCATGCCAGAAGCCTTTAGCGCCATCTGAGCGCCGCCCATCAGCGCACCCCAGAAGTTTTGCGAAGCTCCATAAGGCGCCAGCGCAGCGTCAGCATTGGCTTGTCCGGTGCCTGTAGCCGCGTTGTAGTCGAAGCCCGCGCGCTGCCCCGCGACGCCAAGGTCGGCGCCAGCCTGCGTTGTGCGAACACCGGCGCCCCCCGCCGTCGCACTGGTCGCTCCGGCCAGGTTCGGCGCGAGCGCGCTGAGATAATCGTTGTAATGCTGGCTCGCGTAGTCTGTGGCGAGCTTCGTGGTGTCGGCGATCGTGTTGCCGCTTGCCAGAATTCCACGCGCCGCGGCGCGCCGGTCGTTCTGGTCGAGTGACATATCGATGCCCTCTTGATAGCCGGGCAGAGACGTAAACGTTGATTTGGCCCGCGCTAGACCTTCTGCGCCGTTGACACCGGTCGCGTCGTTATAGGCGTCCTGTCCCTTGCCGAACTTCGCGCCGAGCGTGCTGAAATCGGTATAAGCCTGATCGTAAAGTGGCGTGGCCTGCGCCAAACCGGTGTCGAGCGCAGCATTCGCATCGGTCTTTGCGTTGGCAAAACCTTCCGCCTTCGCCTTCGCTGCCTCTTCGGCTGGCTTGCTGGAGAACAGATCGGTGAAGATATTGCCCATCAATTGGCTCCAGGAGTCCAAAGTTTCGTGGTGTTATTCCAGATCAAGACTTGCGTGTTTGTCGGAGCTGTCGTGGAAACATCAACAAGATCAGTGGTCTTCAACTGGTCAAATATCCGCTCAAGACCCTTCATTACGTCGTAACCGTCCGAAGTCCATTTGCCCGTCGCAGGATCGATCATTGGGATATCGGGGGGCAGCACGCGGAATTTTGCCATCAGATAGCCCTCGGATCGTCTGACATGGTTGCAAACATGAAACTGGCATAGACGCCGCTGGATACATCAAGCCGCCAGCGTCGCCCCTGCCATGTTGAGCGGCCCGTGCAGGCCACGAGAGAAATCAATTGTTTCGGCTCGGACTGACGACCAAGCTTGCGCAGGATCGGATTTGACCATGATTGGCCACCGTCGTCCGACCACGAAATCTCGACATCTGGATCTGTCTGATCCGGATCGTGACCGCTGGCGATGCCGACACCTGTCGTAAAGTAGAAATCCGCGCGTCCGACCGTCGAGCCTCCGGGGAAATCCATCACAGGGCCGCTTTCGATGCGCAGGCGAAGCGGGCTCCCGATCTCATCATTCGCGGCAGAGGTGATCTGCTGCATGTTTCCGGTCAGCGTGTCGCCCGTCAGCCACTTGCTGAAAGCATTGATTGCACCGGCGCGCCGTGAACGGGTCGCGAGGTAGCTATCGGCTTCCGACCATTGGCTGGTCGAGACGTCGAGCACCCACGTCCAGGCAGGGCATGCCAACTGAAAGAACGCATGCCCGTCCGACATGTAGCAAGTCGCTTCAAGCGTCGTCTTGTCCGCAACCGCAGCGATGCGGCGATCCATATCCGGCGTCGAGACCTTAACCGGAGAATAGCCGTCGAGCTTGATCACCGTGTCGTCGTCCGCAACCCAGATCGGCCCGCGGCTGAAACCGTCCTCGTAACCAGAGATGCAATAAGGCCCGGCGAGCCCACGCGGAATGACCGTCGAGCGTGCGAACGGGAACGGCACTGTGCCGGCGTCCGTCCAGACTTCCGTGGAGATATTCCCCAGGAACAGAAGCCGACCGCCCCAGGACACCACCCGAACCAAACCGTCAGGCTTTGCCTCTGCCTTACCGAACGACAGTGCATTAACCGCCGTCGTATTCAGATCTGTGGCAAAGGCCCTGCCGTCGCCGGTCGTGAAGACGAGATACCCGTCGAGGAAGTCCACCGAGTTGACCGAGGGCAGATCCGCGTCGGGATAGGAGTTCGTGACCGTGCTCGGCGTAAACGTCGCGATATTACCGTCAGGATCGACGAACACCTTATCCGGCGTCGTGTTGTTGTTGGCGGCGAAGAAGCCTCGTTTCGTGCCGTTCAGGTTGCCCACATTGACCGAGGCCCCGCCGGCGCTGGTCCACTTCTCGAGCTTGCCGCTGTAGCCGGCATAGAGCACGCCGTTGACGACGATCGCGCCGCGGAAGCCAGTCCGGCCCGCAGCCGTACCAAAATTCACCAGCCCAGGCCCGCGCCGAATGACGGTCTTGTTCGGCGCCTGGTCGCCGAGCTCTTCCACATAGCCATTGACGATCCGGCCGCCTGACTCCTGCGACTTCGCGCCCGGAGCGGTCTGAACCGGAAACGGGATCGGTCGCTTCACCAGAAGCCGCCCCGATAGATTCCGCGCCGCGGGGTGGTCAAAGCGGGATCAACCCGGAGCGTCCGCAGCGTGCGCGCCGGCGCCGCTAGCGTGCGAAGGTTGCCCTCCGCTATCATGGCAAGCGCCTGCATCTTCGTGTCGGCCGGCAGGTTGAAGCCAGAGCAGGCTTGATTGGCGATCCAGCTTGCGAGCGGCAGGAATGCCTCATCCTCGATCGCGCCGTCTGTCGGGCCAATGCTCCCGGCGTCCTGCACATAGTAGATTTCAAGCCGAGCGAGCAGCGCGACGGCAGGATCAATGAACCCGTCCATCTTCAGCACGAGGTCAGCGTCGATCGACTGGCCCGCGGCAATGACGCCAAGGTCCGTCAGGCACTGGTTGATCAGCTCAGCCCGCGTTTTGGACATCGGCCGCCTCTTCCGCCGCCTTCAGCGCAACTTCCATGCGGCCACGTACTTCCGTTCGCGTCAGGAAGTTCGCCTTGATTGTGTCATCGGACCAGCCGCGGGCCTTGAGATAGGCGTCCGTGGCTGCGTCGATCTGCCGTTCACTCGGCATCGGGTGCCGGCGGAAGCGTGACCGGGGGCATGACGGTGGTTTCCGCCTCGGTCTCTTCGGATTCGTCAGGTTTTGCGACCGGCGCATCAGCCCAGCCGCGCGGCAGGCTCTCGCCTTCCTTCAGGTCGAAAATCTTTGGCTCTTTGGTCTTGTGGTATCCCCAAGTCGGGATGGTCTTGGCTTCGTCGGACATGGTGTTCTCCTGTTTGACGAAAGAGAAAGGGGAGCCCGAAGGCTCCCCTGATGGTCGTTACGTGCCGGAGACGCGAACCGCGAGGCGGGGATCGATCGTCTTGGTGCCGTAGAGCACGTCGAGACGCCAAGTGCTCTTGTCGTTCACGCCGTCGTAGAACGGGATGACGCGAACCGACAGGCCGTTCTTGCTCTGACGGGACACGTCCACGGCGCCGGGCGGCCGGGTCAGCGGCACGGTGACGAGAGCGAACGCGTTCTTGTCGAACATCAGCGAGTTCGAATAGTTCGTGTTCGCCGTGCCGACGAAGGTCATCGCGGCGTTGTCGGCCGGAGCCGCTGACACCGTCTGGAACGCGCCCGAGGTGATGATCTGGGGGGCGATCGTCAGCGTCAGGTTGCCCGAGCCGTCCGAGGAGCCGTTCGCCTTCACGACGAACTGCTTCAGGATCGGCAGGGTGGCCTTGGTGACGGGGTTGACGTCGAACACGCCGGCAATGGTGAACACGTCGCCAACCACCACGCGAGCCGCCGCCGCCGCCGTCCAGCCGTCAGTGATGAGCGTCTGGGTGTTGGCACCGGTGGTGTCGTAGGTGGTGCCCTGGTTGGCACCGTTGACGAGCGGAGCGCCGCCCATCGGACCCGTGGTGAAGGTCGGCGCGTTCTGCGACATGAACGTGTCGATGCCGCCGATCTCGCCGATGCGGCCCTGACGATAGGCCTTGTTGTTGATCGACTGGGAGAACAGCGCGGTCTGAGAACCGGCCATTGCCCAGTAATCCGCCGGCGACAGAACCGCCGAGCGCATGCCCTGCGGGACCGAACGCTGGTCCAGGTTCTGCGCGCCCTTGGCAAAGCCCGCGAAGGACTGGATCAGCGTGCCGGGAGTACCGACCCACTGCGGAATGTCCTTGTAGAGGGACATCACCGACACGTCGATCTGGTTGGCGATCTGGATCATCGCCGGACGGATCACGCGCTCGGCCAGGTCGCCGATGTTCAGGGTCAGTTGCTGGGAGGTGAACGCGAAGTCCACGCCGGCGATCTGGTTGACCTGAATGGTGGTCTTGGCTTCCGTCGCGTCCTGCGCAGAGGCAGTGATGACGTTACGGACGGTAAAGTCGGTCGGCTTGCGGATGGTGATGGTGTCACCAACCTCGTAACCGTTGACCTTCTTGTCGAACTCGCCCTCATAGCCGCGGTAAACCGCGTTGGCCATGACGAGTTCGTTTTCGAGGATGCCGATCGCCGCTTTCGCAACGATGGAAGCGGTAAGGGTCGTATTAGCCATTGAAGCCTATTCCTTCTCGGAATGGCTCCCTATCCGTACTTGCGCTTGAGCCATGCCTGAAGGTCCGCTTCAGGGCTTGAAGGGCTGGCGCCGCCTTTGGTGCGGGACAACGGAGGGGGAGCGGAGGTTTGTTTCTTCGCTTCCGGCATCTTCAGCGTGGCCTCCAGCCGTCCCATTGCGCGGGCCAGCTCGCGAGAGTTCATCGCGTTGAGTGCGTCGAGCTCGTTCGGATTCTTTGCGAGGTGGTAGGAGATGAGGTCGGACTTCTCAGACGACATGATCTCTTCGATCACGTCCGATCGGACCTTCACCCCATCCATTGCCTTCATGACCTGATCGAAGTCAGCGATTACCTCGCGTGCTGCTTCGACTCGCTCGAGATGCGCTTCGCGGCGCTCGCGTGCGATTTCGGACTGCTTCGTTTCACGTTCGGATGCTTCGCGGGTTTCGCGGTCCTTGCGGATTTCGTCCCGAACAGCCTTACTGGCGTTAAACGCCGTAAGAGCGCTCTGGTACGCGAACCAGTCCCCGTTGAAGTCTTCCTCACGCGGCGGCTTTTCCGCGTCGCTGGCGTCGGCCGCCGGCGTCTTGCGGGTTGCCTCGTCCAGCCTGCGCTGGAGTTCGGTATTTTCCTGAAGCAAACGCTGTTCGCGGAGCTTGGCCCGCTGCGCGCCGCTCAGTTTCTTGCGTTCTTCGGCTTTGGCCTCTTCGCCGGCGTCCTTGTCGCCTTCGGGTTCGGCCTTGGCTTTCTCGCCGTCTTCGTCTTCCGCCTCTTCCTTGACCTCCTCAGGAGCATCAAGGTCGATAATGCCGTCATTGACCGGCGCGGCGGTCTCAGTCGTGGTCGTGCCTTCAGCCAGCGTTTCCGCCGTCTCTTGGTCGCTCATTGCTTCACTCATGAAAAAGGCCGCCCCAAAGGACGGCCGTGGGATTGCCCAGCGATGAATTCGCCGGACTTGTTACTGGACGGTCGCGGGCTCTTCCGGTTGAGCCATCTGCTCCATCGTCAAATCGTGCTTCTCGCCGGCGCGCCGGGCCTCGATGCCCAGAAGCGTCATGTCGGCGCCGTGGCGGTCCATCGCGTGCGCGTGATCCCGACTGTGCTCCACATGGCCGCGCGCCATGTCGTGGTCGTGTGCCTCGATCGTGCGCAAATGGTCCATGTGCGTGTTGGCAAGGTCGGCCTTGGCTTTCTTCGCCTCGCTCTCGGCGCGGTCGGCGTCGGCAACGGCCTTGCGTGCATCGGCCTCGGCTTTGTCGGCCTTGGCCTCAGCTTCCTTGACCTTCGCCTGCAACTCCGCAAACTGCATAGCCTGGGCCTGCTGAGCCTGCTGCTGAGCGGCCTGCTGGGCTTGGGCCTCCTGCTGCTGCTCGGGAGACGGCCCCTTCCCTGCGGCCTGCTCGCGCTTCTGGCGGTCTGCTGCAAGCTTGGCCTTGATGGGAGGCGGCAACAGTTCCTCGAGCCGCTCGCCGATCTCCTCGGCCTGCGGCCAATCCATGTTCCGGGCGTAGATGTCGCCCATCACCGGTGCCGCCGGCGGGAATGCCCGGATGAACTCGGTCATGGCAGCCTGCGCAAACTCGCGCTTGGTGGCGAAGGATGGCCCCTGCTCCATCACGACATCGTAGGAGCCCGACGTCATGTCGTGCAGCACCTGCTCGACGCCATTCACGAGCTGAGGCTTGTTGATCTCGACGATATCGGGCTTGCCGTCGTCCCCGAGGATCTGAACCGTGCGCTGCGTGTCGTAGATCTTGGGGAAGAGCTCGTTGATGATCTCGCCGGTGCGTTCGATCGCCAGCGCAAAATTGTCGTGGTAGACGTAGGTTCCGGTATCGCCCTGCGCGTCACGGCGCGCGATCGCGATGCCGCTGGTCTCGTTCGACTTGGCTCCAAGGCTTGCGTCATAGATGCCGATGACGGCCTTCATGTCGTCCGAGTTGCGAAGCTTGGCCTCGGAGATGGCATTCGAGCCAACCGGTGGTTGGACACGCTGCGGCGGGCCAGGCGCGGTCGGATCGGGAGTGTATTCAAGGAACGGATGCGCCTCGGTGTTCGCGGTCTCCCAGAGGTCGTAATTGTCCTGAAACTGCTTCTTGGTCCCGATCCAAGGCGCCTTCGGCTGTAGCGCGATCACCTCGGTTTCGGCCGAGGCGTAGTAATTCTCCATCCGCTGCGGGTCGCGTGCATAGCGCACAACGCCATGCCGGTAGACCTCGCGGCCGATGCGAACCTCTTCCCCGATCACGGGAACGATCGGGATATGCATGCCGGGCCAGTCGGATTCCTCCAACACCTCGGCCATCGTGATCATGTAACGGCAGATCTTGTAGCTGTCGCGCTCCTCGATGCGCGCCTGCTTCTGCTTGGCCAGCCATTCGAGGCCGGCTTTTGCCTGATCGGGCGGAACGTCCTTTAGCTGCTCGGTCAGGTCCTCAACCGAACCATCCGGCATCAGCGCCAGCGTGCGCTTGATCGGCTTTTTCTTCCAATACTCGACCACGCGGATATAATCGTCGTTCGCCCAGCTCGAAAACCAGCTTGTGCCGCCCAGGCCATAGAGCGACGTATCGAAGCCATCGGCCTTCGCATTGGGCCATTTCTTCTTGAACTTCGCCCGCGTCATGTCGTTCGGAACGAAGCAATGATCGGCGTCCGCCTTGGTCGGCAGGAAGGCATCAGCATCCCAGAGAACGGAAACGCCGTCCTCGATGCCGATGACCCGGATTTCCTGGTTGAACGTGCCAGCATGGGCGTATTCGGTCGTCACAGCCCAATGGCCGATGCCGCAAGTTACCTGGCTGTCGGCGCCGGTGGTGTAGACGTGCTTGGCCTTGCTCCGGTTCTCGACGTAGCGGATCATCCCGCCGCGGACTTCAGCGGTCTTGATGTCTGCGCCGCTATCGACCGGAACAACCTTGATCGCAGGGCGCGATTGCCGCATGTCGCCGGTGACCTGGCGCACGAACTGCGGCAGCTTGTTGATGACGAGACAGGGCCGGCCCTTGCGCATTTCCAGCGCCTGCGCGTCCCACTGGTCCTCAAGACGACCGCGGCGGAACCTCAGATCCTGGTAAGCCTCATCGATGTTGCCCTGCTCGCGCCCATAGTCGCGATCATACTCGAGCAAGGCTTCCTCGTGAACGGCCTCCCAGTCGGATTTGGGCGCGGTGTCGCTGTCGCCGTCCTTGTCGTCGGCGTATGCGGTCAAGCTATTGGCCATGTGTTAGGCGACCCCAAACCATGCCATTGCGCCAACCAAGGCGAACAGAGACGCCGATGTGATGCCGAATATTGCAGCGGCGGGCATATCGAAGCGGTCAACCGCCTCTCGCACAGCCCAAGCCATGAAACAGGCCATCGCAAATACGAATGTTCCGAAAATGATCATCACGCCCCCTGCCATGACGCAACGCGCCGACGCTCACGGGGGCGCTCGACAACCTCATGGACTGGTTCAGCGAAGGTCAAAACGATTGCATCCCATTCATCTGGCGACCGAACCCCGCGAGCTCGCATGTGTTCTTTGCTTTCCAACAAAAGCCGCTGGTTCACGTCGTAGGAATATCCAGGCCCACACGCATCAGCCTGGAGGCTGTCCAAATCCGGTATGTCGGCGCCGCCGACCTCATCGAGCCAGTCACGCGATCGCGACCACATCTCAGCACGACGATTCCGCGGTCCCGCTGACTTCGTTCCATCCGGCAAGATCACGTTGGGCTCTTGCGGCTCAGATCCGAAGTTGATCGGCGTAACCCTCTCAAGATAAACGCCACCCCACGAATGCAGGATATCGACAACGCCAGCGCCAACACCGCCAACGTCCACAAAGACGCGAGCCGGGCTATCAGCATCGATTACCTGCTTGACCCAATTGGCGCCGGCGACCGTATCGATCTTGCCCTTGCTCTCTATCTTGCTGACCTGACGTCCTCGACGCCATGCGATGGAGAACCGATCGTCTCCAAAGCGCGCTGGATCGACGCCAAGGACGAGGGGTCCGATTCCTTCGCAACTCTGCTTACGAGCTGCAAGAACTCGCTCGGACTTGATGAAGCTATCATGGCCCGTAAGCTGGAAGGCCTCTTGAGCCGTCGCCGGGTATTCCTGCTTGAAGAGGAGGACATCCTTCAGCTCCGCAATCTTGGCCCTGCGCCACGCCATTTGCTCGAGGCTGAGCTCGTGCGCGTCGGCGTAGGCCTGCTCCTCTTCGTCAAGCTTGAAGTCCTGCGGGACGTCGCGCTTATAGCCAGGGTCCCAGAACCACGGGATGAAGATGGCCTCGTAGTCGCCAACGCCAGCCTCCGCTTGCTGCCAGCGCTCGTGAAACTCGCCGCCTACACCGTTCGCCGTAGACTCCAGAACGATTTCAGTTCCCGGCAAATCCGGGATCGCCTGCACGACACCCGCGAAGTGCGTCTTCGCATTGGGCCAGAAAGCCACCTCAGAGCCGTGGAAGAGCTGGACCGTCTGAGACCGCCCGACCGCCTTTGCGCCCGCTGTACCGACCGCGTATCCGCTCTCAAGGGCCTCGAAACTCAATTCCTTCGCGTTGGCCGCGCCAGTTGCCGGCTTCACCAAGTCCGGGCAGTGCGAATGATATCGCTCCACCATCCCAAAAAGGTTGTTCGTCGCGTCCTGCTCATGCGTCAGGATGAACACTCGAACGCCGCGGCTATGCGACGCTCGCCAGTAGTAGCGACCGCCAATATAGGTCGAGATACCCTGTTGCCGGCCTTTCAGCACCAGTGCGCGAACCTTGCCGGTTCTCTGCCGCTGTGCCTCAAGCCGACCATGCAGATAAATTTGAGCCTGGTTCAGCGCCAGCGGCTCGATCTTGCCGGCCTTCGTTCGTATCCTCAGGCAACGCGAGGCATAGTGCGAGAAGTCGTCTCGGAGCTTACGCCTGATCGTCCGTTCCCGGTCGCTCATCGAGCTCATTCAACGCGTCCTCGTGCGATAGCGTCATGCTGCCGCTCATCTCGACGGCTTGAGCAGGCTTGCCATCCAAGCGGTCAGCGATTTCCTTGATCGCGGGCAAACCGTCGTCGCCAGATGCGATTGTCAGGAGCTTACGGGCCAAGCCGCGCAGCGCCTTCGGATCATCGTCTCCAAGCGCAGCAAGCTCCATTCTCAGCGCATCTCGGAACGGCTTGTCTTTGTTGGGGGAACCTGCTGGACGCGCCATGGTATTTTACTGGTTAAGACATTGACGCAACGCGTCGAATAGAATCAATCTGAGCCGCGTCGCAGTATGGCGAAAGGTCAAACCTGAGAAGAACGCGAGCGGCGTACACTCTTGTTCCAATAGCCTCGATATCTCTCATCCATTTTGGGACGATTGCGGCCCGGCGCGATGTACGATTGCCACCACCGCCGCCATTCCGGTTGAGGGGCGGACTAAGTTTCGCGATCAATTGGACTTCGTATCGGTAGGCTTCGCGCTCAGTTTTGAACCGACGAACGATCTCGCCAAACAGGCCAGTTCGTGCGATTTGGCTGCGTAATCGCCTTCCGATACCTTTCCCGACATATTGAACAGATGATCCGTCAGAAAGCTCATAGACGTAGAACCGTCTGGTTTCTTCGTCGTGGCGGATCTTGTTGACTCTGGCGGCCATAACTCAATTCACCCGCGGCAAATGCGCCAGAGTCCAAACAATGCCGACATCCCCACCACGGGCCAGAACCAGTTCATGGCTATCTCGACGTATTCGAATGCTGGCGAGATGGGGAAGAACATCAGAGCCGGCTATCGACGATCACATCGCCGCCCTTGGCCTTGAGCCAGACGCGGCGCTTCTTGCCCTTGGGGAGCGGCTTGGAAAGCTCGCGGGCGATGAATTCCAGGGTCTCGGGGCTCATGATCTGTCCTAGATTTTGTTGAGGCTGTGCAGGATAGAGGGAGCTTGGGTTGCTCGCTTCTGCATTTCCGCGAGTGCACGGTGGCGCCGAACGACTTCGATTTCCTCAGGCAAAAGACAAATGTGAAGCGTGCCCAACAAAGGCTTATCGCGGACAAGCTTTCCGCAATCGGGGCATTTAACCTTCATGCCGGTGTCCTTTGGCTTCGAAGCAGCGCGCCGGGGCTCACAGACCCAACCACGGGAAGCGGTGCGGGTTGAACGGCGGCTGCTCCGAACGCTGAAAAGAAAAGCCCGACTCGATGGGGGACCGAGCCGGGTGGAGAAGTCAGGGAGGAAACACCAAGAAAGCCTAAGCGCGAACGCTCGGGATGATGACTGATGACAGGTGATTTGCTGTACAGCAACAGCATCACGCGTTTTCTTCAACAGGTGCTTCGCCGTTCGAAAAGCAATAGATCGTGGCGAGCTCGTTGAGCGCGACGCGGAAGAGTCCGCCATGAAGCTTCAGCACCGATTGCGCCTTGCTCTGCGACACCTGTTCGATGGTCAGCCCGTTGATTAGAACGGCCTCCAGCACGCCCATCAGCCGGCGGCCCAGATCCCGCTCAATCTTGATCAGGCGCTTCCTGGCCTTGATCTGGCGGTCTGTGAGGGCTTCCGGCATCAACCCGCCGTCAACGGCTTCCTTGCTCGGGTCGATGGCCTTAGCACCACGTTCCGCAATCTCGCGATCGTTCTGATAGGCGCGGCCAGCGTGAAATTGCGCGTCATCGATCTGCCGATGGCTGTGAAGCCGGGCGAGCGGATCGTTGCGGAGCTGCCGGAGCGTCGAGAGCTTGCCGCCCCTCTCATAGGGATCATCCACAACCGTGGTTGCGTATTCGCCAGCTGCCAGCGTGTCCGTTGACCTCCGGTCATGCGGATGAGCCGGGTTCGGCTTCCCGTTGAACTTGGATCGAATGCCCTGACGTCGGAAGTTCCTGCTCACTGCTGCCCCGTTCTGCATGTTGCCGTTCCTTCTTCGCGTGGTAGTCCTTGAGCCAACACCGGGACCGATCGAGCCGCAGTTGCGCGTCGGGTCTGGTGGGTTGGCGAAGCCCGGTATCAGCCCCGGAGCTTGCGGCATCACTGCTTGGCAAACGCTCAGCGTTACTCTGAGGCGCCTTACGGTCCGGGGCTGATTTTGGTGTCTCTCGCACTGTGCCGTCTGAGGGATCGCGGATCATTGCATTCCCTTCCCATGAAGCAGTTTCTCAACGTCAGCGACCATGTTGGCCTCATAGCCTGGGGGCCATTTCGACGGGAAACGCCATCCGCCCTTCTTGTTTCGGGGATAGCCCCTGCCGTTGTGTTGCAGGCCATAGGCGTCCCAGGCCTCGAGCTGAAGCTGGTCCAAAACCTCGACCATGCCGTCGTCAGCGGTGAAGGCCGAGGCTGCGTGGTCACTCCAGCGCTGCTGGTTGAGCCACGTCACAGCCTGGGCGACGAATTGCGTTCCGATCTTACCGCGGCGCGACTCCTCGACCGCGAGCTGTTTCGCGCCGGCAATCATCACATCCGGATCCACGCCAGTCTTGGCGAGAGCGTTGAACTTCTGCTCGGCAGGCTTTCGAGGATTAGGCCCGTCTCTGCGTGGGTAGGCGCTCCAGAATTCTTCGAATTTCGATTCCTCCACGGGTCGCGTCGCGTCAGCGACCGACCGAGAGACTTTTCCTTTCCCTTCCCTTTCCCCTTCCTTTCCCTTCCCTTCCCCTTGAGTCTGCACAAGCGGCGTGGTCGGCGCGTCGTCCACGCGTGCCTCACGCGTCAACGTATTGATTTCATTGGGAGCCGGTAGATCGGATGACTTTTCCCGATTATTAATGACTTGGTGCTGATGCCAGCTCGGAATGCATCCAAGCTCCTTGCCATCAACCGCGTACTTCACGATGAAGCCACGCGTCATCAACGCGTCGAGCACGCGTGAGAAATCGCAATCATCGTACGGGAGGCAGTCAAGCTTGAGCTGACGAGGCGACCAGCGGAAGCGCCCTTCCCGATCTGCGGCAGTCCACAGGCCGGCGAAGGCAAGCCGAAGCGGCAGCTTGGTTTCCTTCTCAGCCTCATACAGCGCCTCGTGCCTGAAGAATTCGGGCTTGATGCTACGAATGCGAGCCATTCGCGCCTCCGTAGACGAAATTGAAAATCTCCTTGGCGCACTCGTCGGCGCCGCGGTGGATCCGTGAGCCCGTAAAGCGCATGGTCAGATAGCCGCGGTCATGCGCAGATTGATCCTTGCGCATGTCGTGGCTGATCTGGTTCACGGACGAGTGAAATTCCTTGCCGTCGCACTCGATTAGAAGGGCGCCGCCAGTCTTCGAATTGTAGATGGCCCAGTCTGACCTATAGATAGCCCATTTGAATTGCGGGACGAGAAGCAGGCCCTTGGCGTCCTGGGACGGCTCAGAGGCGAGCAGAAGCGGTCTACCGCCGTTCCTGAAACACAGGATGATGGCTGCCCCCAAGATCGTCTCAATGGGGCTATCAGCCGTACGGTTGGCCTCCATGGCCGCTCGCGCGCGTTCAACGACGTTGGCAAACATGCCGCCGATCGCAACAGGCTTGAACTCGCCGATGACTTCTTCGGATCCGGGAACGTATGGCTCTGCGATGGAATACCCATCATCGTCTAAGCCGTCATAGTAGCGCGGCATCAGTCGATCCCCAGTTGACTACGATAGAGATCGGTCATCGCCTCCCGGTTTCGCCGCTTTTCCGGATCCTCGCGCTGGGCGCGAATGATGGCGCGCAACGCCGGGATGTCGAAACCATCCGATTTCGCTTCCGTGAACACATCACGGATGTCGCTCGATACCTCGTCGCGGTCGTCCATTAATTTGTTGATCCGCTCGACCAACGACTTGAGTTGTCCGTTATGCCCCTGCGCCGGTTGATCCATTTGCGCTCTCCTGGCTGTTGGTTTCGGGAACGCGTTTGGACTGGCCTAACTGGGCCTGATAATTGTCTCGGAGCGCCAAGGCAGTCCCGTCGATCAAAATATTGATCATGTGGGCCTTGGTGATCTCGAACTTCTGAAGGTCGGCGCTGCCGAATGCCTGGATATTCAGGACGAAGCGGTTTGGTCCGGGGGTGGACAAATAGGCGATCTTGGCGATGCTCATGCTGCGCTCCGCTTCTCACTCTTCAGCCTGCGGATGTTCACGTCCTTGAGCATGGCCTCGAGCTCGCTGCGGCGGATTGAGCGGGGCTTCTCGGCGTCGATCAGGGCCTTGAGGTGGGCCGCCTGGTGACGGAGCGGCAGGCGCTTCATTCTGCTTACAATCACGTGCATAGGCGTGTTCATGCTGTCCTCGCAAATTCGCCGAAGTAATCCAAGGCGGCTTCGCCATATGCCGCGTGAGCTTCTTCGGCCGTGTGGAAGTATCCCAGAAAGATCAGCACATCGCCGACCTTGATCTGACTGCGCCACTTCTTGCCCTTATGGCATGCGTGATAGTAGGCGCCCTTAAGGCCTGACCGATTGTTGGACTGGGCGCGCTTATTCTGCTTTTGCTGCCGTGAGGTAGCGAGCCTCAGATTTGCGATCGCGTTGTTGGCCGGATTACCGTCGATATGGTCAATCTCTGCGCCACCGATCGTCGGCCCATACATGTAGATCCAAGCGAGACGATGCGCTCCCATTTGAGCATGGCCGGGTGCGCCAATCATGACGTAGCCGCGGTTTAGCGCTCCAGCGGGCTTCCCGAGGAGATGCGGATTTGTGTAATGCACCTTCTTCCAGGTGAAGACGCCGTTTTCTGGGTTATAGTCGAAATGCTCGCGCAACAGCGCTTGGGACGGGAGGCTTTTGATCTTCACTGGAGTTGCTCCCTGAGACGGCTCACAGTTTTTGCGAGTTGCATGTCGTTCTGAAGTAGCCGCTCGATCTTTTTGATGCCCGAGAGCGCCGAGGTGTGGTCACGGCCTCCGAACCGGCGAGCAATGTCAGGCAATGACCGCACCGTGAGCTCGCGGCTCAAGTAGTAGCCGATCTGTCGCGGCAAACAGAACTTCACCGCGCGGCTTTTTGAGTCGATGTTGGTTGTGGTGATCTTGAAATGCTCTGCGACCACATGCTTGATTTCATGGATCGTAGGAATGCGGCGACCTTGCTCGTCCGTGAGATAACGAATAAACCGTGCCTCAGCCTTTGTCTCGGCTACCTCTGTCCTGCGAACGACGACAGGTACGATATCCTGAATGTCTGGCTCGGGCTCGTGCGTCGGCTTCCCGTGAACTTCCTTAAGCCTGGCAAGCAGCCTGCGCGATGCGAACCTGTTTGCTCTGCGGATCTGGGATTCTTCCGTCTCGCAGTGGCGACCGTCAATTTCCATTACTTCCCCCTAATCCTTGCCCAAAAGAGCCTTAGCCGCGCGCACAGCGTTGCTATCAGGCCCGGTGATTTCCTCTGTACGTCTGACTTCATTTTCGAGCTTTCGCATTTGCCTTTCGCACTCTGCGCGATAAGCCGCCCTGATGGTCTCGTAGACCGAGACACTGATTATCCTCAGACGCTCCCGGCGATATCGGAGTGACCAGAGGAACCCGTAATCGATGTTGTAGTCACGAGCGACGGAACGCATTGCATTCTCGGTATCCCCAGGCCCTCGCGCTTTCATGCGCGTCAAGTCTTTCGACCACATCGCAGCCTGATCCAAATACGCGGCGTCAGACATCTTCAAACCCTTTTTTCCCACCTGCAAAACTCCATGGTGTTTGATACGCACACCATGCAGAACTTCGATAATGACAATGAACAGTTCAGTTTCATCTCGATCGCGGCGGCAACCGCGAACGTCGTGAGGTACTTAGAAGGTCGCGAACAGAAGAAGGAAGATGCTCAACGGGACGCTGAGCAGAACGGACAGGCCGATCAGAAGAGCGAACAGCAGCGCGCTTATATCGAGCAGCGCTTGCGAGATGTGGCCGCGTTCGAAAGCAGGTTCGATCCGGGATATCGATCCCGAAGGAAGAGGAATTGAATTGGCGTAGTATTGCGTGACGCCATGAGAGCCGGATGGATGGCAGATCCCCGTCGCGTCCGTCCGGCTCGTCTCGTTTCTTGAATATCGCATCAGCATGTACGCGCTCCAGTTGCAAATTCATTCACGCTAACGGGCGGCCTGTTTCGTTGCGGTACAGGCAAGCGAAATCGATATGCATATTTTTCCCGGCACTCCGACGAATGTTCACTTGTGCGCGCAACTCGCTCTATGCGAGCGTTCTGTTTCGCGCTTTTCGCGACAACAAAGTGAGCGGGGAAATTGCAATGGGAATGGGACTTCAGGAAGAAGTCATCGAAGGCTTCGATCTGCCCGACAACTACTACACC